GGTAGATAAAGATTTTTACAATGAGGCTTCTGCCGCCAAGCTTGGTTGGGATGCCTCTTGGTTTGGACTCAAAGAATATGATTCCAGACTTGCTAAAAAGATCAGAGAATTCCAAAGAGAAAATGGCCTTAAAGCAGATGGAATGCTTGGGCCTTTGACCTTTCGTCGTTTGGTGGCCCATCGTGAGGCCCAAGAAGACCATGATCAGGCTCAAGTTGAGATCCAACCTGGTGAGAAAGCAATCCTCTACAAGGGAAAGAAGTTTCCAATCAAATGGGATAAAGTTATTCTTCCGGAAGACCCAAGTGGTTTGAAGCACACAGGCGGATACACCCCAAGTAAGCGTAAGAGAAATATTTCTATGTTTGTTGCTCATTGGGATGTCTGTCTTAATTCTAGAACATGTTACAAAGTTTTAGAGAAACGTGGTATTTCAATTCACTTTGCGATAGACAACGATGGAACTATCTACCAATTTCTTGACATGAATGATATCGGTTGGCATGGCTCAAGCCGAACCGTGAACCGTAAGTCTGTTGGTGTGGAGATCTCTAATGCTTATTATCCTAAGTACCAAAACTGGTACAAGAAGAACGGCTTTGGTGAGAGACCAATGATAACAGATGCTACGGTTCATGGTAAGCCAATGGAGCCCTTTATGGACTTCTATCCTGTGCAGAAGGAAGCGTTGAAGGCTCTAATGGAAGCGGTACATAATGCGGTTGGAGTTCCTCTGGAAGCACCCGAAGGAGACACAGTTGTTAAAGAAGTCGCTTCTGGAAAATTTCAAGGGTTTGTACATCACTATAATGTTATCAAGAAAAAGATTGATTGCGCTGGTTTAGATCTTAAAAAAATTGTGGAGGATATCAAAAATGGCAAATAAATTAACAAGCAAAAAACTTGAAGAATTGATTGAGCAGGTGTTAAATGAAAACATTTCAATTGACTTAAAAGATAAACTTGGTGACATTGAACAACTTAGAAAAGATTTAGGCTTTGTTAAGAACCCTCCTTCTTTGGGAGGCAATGTTAGAGATATTAAAAAAAATATAAAAAATTTAACAAAACTAGAAAATCCACCGAATACGTTAGATAAAGAAGATTTTGAAGATGCTTTTGCTAATCCGAATAGCGATGAATATCAAACTGCAAAAGCACTAAAAGGATCGACAAATAAAGCACTCGCAGATATGGCCAGAGATTTAGATCCCGGATATCAACCTAAATCGATAACAGCACCAAGATCTTACGATGCAGGAGCAGCCAGCGGAAATTTTATTAAAGGTATAGAAAGTATATTTAAAAGTGTTTTATCTAGCGCCGGTGATATAAAGGGAAAAATAGAAGCTATTAATAAAGTCTCAGAAGAACTTTTTGATATGTCGAAAATTGGACAAATTGGTGAAAATTCTCAAGCAGAACTTATGCGCAAACTATTGGCTATGGACTACCTTCAAATGTTAACATTTGATATTGATTCTAAAAGAGAAGGCGGATATGATTTTGAGGCTTTCCTGGCTATGATAGCAAGTGGTGGTGTTTCTGGTGGAGAAAATAAAGCAGGTGATTTTGTTACATCAGACGGTACTCCTGGTAGCGCAAAGTATGTTGAAAAGTTTGAAATTAAACAATCTCTCTCCGGATTTGAAAAAGGTCAAGAGATGGTGTATGTGGTCGCAAGAAAAAGAGGAGATGAAAAAACTCCAAATGCATTTGCCTTTACAAAAAAAGGTAATCCAAGCCGCAAAACAAAATATCAATACACAAGAGGCCAAGACGCGGCACCAACAACAGGTGGAGCAGCAGATCCAGATAAGATAATTTACGTTAATATGCATGTTTTTAAGGTAAAAGTAACCAATACAACGGGCTCAACTGCTACTTTTGATATTATTGATTACACCACAGGAAATGTGATTGAGAAAAATAAAACAGGCTCTTTAACGGGAGAAACACTTTTAACAAATTCGCAAGATGCCCAAGCAGCAAGTTTTGTTGGGCAACTAAAGTTAAGACATAGCGTTGGCACCAAAAAGACACTAACGCAATATCTAGACAGTGAGTTAGCAAACAGTGCAGATACCAATAAAGAGAAAGCAAAAGAAGCATACAATCTTTTAAAAAATTATTTTTCTGGTTTGTTCAAACTTGATAATGAAGCGCGTGATTATATTGCAACTGATGATAGAACTGATCAAGTTGAAAAAGGAAATAAACTTTTACAGGGTTATGATGATTTAGACAACCAACTGGTTGGTATTATTAATGTTCTTAGGGGAGATGAAACGAAAGCAACAGTTAAAACAGGGGACAGAACAAAACTCTCAGAAAAAAATCAAACAAAATCATTAAAAGACCTTGACAAACTCATTGAGCGTGTTATATTAGATAAGATGAACAAATTATAATTGGAGGTTTAATGTCAAAACAATACAGTAACGGATCTTCTCTCAATGAGAAGATCCTTAAGGGCATGAACGTTCTCGCAGATAATGTGGGAACAACGCTTGGCCCAAAGGGACGCAATGTTATTCTTTATGATAAGAAGCAAAACATCCCTGTAATCACAAAAGATGGTGTAACCATCGCAAAGTTTGTGGAACTTGAAGATCCGTTTGAGAACGTTGGTGTTCAAATTCTAAAGCAAGCAGCAGAACAATCTGCGAACAAAGCTGGTGATGGCACCACAACCACCACTGTCCTAACACGAGGAATCATCAACAAGGCTCAGAAGTATCTGACCTCTGGTGTTTCTCCTATCGAACTTAAACGTGGTATGGATAAAGCATGTGAAATTATCTGCGAGAAACTTGCAGAACATGCGAGACCTATTCAAACAGAAGAGGATATTTTTCATATCGCAACTATCTCTGCTAACAACGATAAGTCTATTGGAACGTTGATCTCCAAGGCTATTGATGCAGCAGGTAAAGATGGAACAGTTCTTGTTGAAGAGGCTCGCTCTGTTAATACATCACTTGATCTCATCGAAGGATTTCGTTTCGATAGTGGCTACATTTCGCCCACATTTATCACGAACGAACGCGCTGGTACTGTTGACTACGATAGTCCTCTGCTGCTCGTTACAGATGAAAAAGTTGAGACAATAGAGCAAATTTTACCTACTCTAGAGCTAGCTGCGAGAGAGTCTCGTCCTCTGATCATTGTTGCTGGTGAAATGGAAGGCCAAGCACTTGCTGCTGTGATTGCAAATGCTGTCCGTGGTACAATGAAGGTTGCTGCTGTCAAGGCTCCGAGATACGGAGAAGAAAGACGTAACATCCTCAAAGACCTTTGTGCTTCTGTTGGTGCGACTTTCGTTACAAGAGAGAATGGATTGACTTTGAAAGAAGTTAAACTTACACACTTCGGTCAATCAAAAAGAATAACAGTATCAAAAGCTTGGACAACAATCGTAGGAGGTAAAGGTGACGAAGAAGAGATTGAGAAACGTATTGAGGCTGTTAAAGCTCTCATCGCTGAAGAAGAGGATCTTAAGATCTGTGAGCGTCATCAAGAGCGAATCACTAGATTGGCATCCGGAGTGGCCGTTATAAAGGTCGGAGCTGCAACTGAAGTTGAAATGATTGAGAAGAAGCATCGCATTGATGATGCTTTGGAAGCTGTTCGTTCAGCACAGGAAGAAGGTATCGTTCCCGGTGGTGGTATCTCATTGCTTAAGTCTGTATCTGATATTGAGATTCAAACTGATAATGAAGAACAAGCCCTTGGAGCCAAGATTGTTATTGAAGCAGTTGAAGAACCTATTCGTCAAATGTCAAAGAACTCTGGTATGTCACCTGACCTTGTTATTCAACAAGTTCGTGAGACAACAACTTTCAATCATGGTATGAATTTTTTAACCGGAGACATAGTTAATCTACTAGACTCAGGGGTTATTGATCCTGTTAAAGTTACAAAGTGTGCACTTCAAAATGCAGTCTCTGTATCGTCAACTATTATCACAACTAGCCATGCGATTGTGAACCCCTGAAACTAATTACTAGTGGAGGAATTTACTATGACTAACAGTGACATAACACATTTGACCCAAGCTATTATGGAGCTGAAGGGTCAGATTGAAAGAATGTCTGAGCGCCAAGAAGAAATGGTTGAAGACGTTAAGAAAATTAAAGAGGCAGTATATAATCCCGACTCTGGATTGTATGCTCGCCTTAGAGAATTGGAGCAGTGGAAAGAATCACAAGCAAAGATTCAATGGGTGATTATTACATCAATAATTGGATTGGTTGTTGCAACTGCATACAAAATGATACTTTCTGCTTGACAAACTCTCTAAAACATGTTATACTATATACATACTTGGAGGTAATATGAGAGTAAGAATAAGTTATACGGTAGATTTAGAAGATGTACCGTTGGAATGCGCACGGATGCTTCATGATTCTATAGAGCAAATTGAAGAATTGCGTGAAGAAATCAGTGAACTAGTTAAACAACTTGATGATGGTAAAACACAAGCTTGGCTAGCCAAAGATAAAATTGATAGATGCAGAGAAAAGCTAGCAAAACTTGATTCTATCCTAGCAGATAATGATATGATCATACAAGGATATTTTTCTGCAAAAGAACCGGAGGTAGAAGATGTTAGCGAAGGGTGATTTAGTAAGAGTTCCTGCTAACAGTTGTTTAACGCAAACCCAGTCGGAACTTCATTTGATTGATAAATACACATATCTTCAAAAGCCAACGCTTGGAATTTTTATTAAGTATGTTGGCAGACAGGCATTGTTGTTTATCAACGAGAACTACTGGAGAGTAGACACAAAAGATGTTAGATATGTAGGAGCAGCGTAATGAGCACATTAGTAGAATTAATTGAGATTAAGAAAGATACAAAAGGAAATTACATATTGAATACCATCTATGTAAATCCAAATCAAATTGTCTTTATGCAAGAAAACCGACAGATTAAACAACAACTGCAAGAAGGAAAGATAGGTCTTGGACTGAATCAGAACTTCACACAGTTTACAGACATCAGAATGAACTTTTCTTCTTATGTTTCCAATGTTACAGTTGTTGGAGATCCTGGTTTGATTGAGACAAAAATACAAAAACAAAGTTTTAAACAATTACTTAGAGATTAACGGAGGAACAATGAAAAAATATAAAGTTTATGGAAGGGCTAGTTGCCCTTTTTGTGTCAAGGTTGTTAACAAACTCCTCAGAGGAGGTAAGACTTTCTATGTTGAGTTGCATGATAGTAACCCAGAAAAACTAGAAGAGATAAAGAAAAGGTTTAATCACCCAACAGTACCTGTTGTTACGATAATAGACGACACAGAAATCCTTATCGGTGGTTGTGATGATACAATCGATTATCTTAAAAAGGAGAAGTCCGATGATACTAGTGAGACACAAACAACAAAAATTCTTTGAGATTCTAGGGTTTGGTATGGTGTTAGAAGACCATGGATATAAAGTTTTGGTAAGGTGGATTAATCCAAAGTCTCACAAACACAATCAACATGTAATGTCAAAGAATGCACTTCTCTTTCTTGATCCAAACGAGAAAGACTGCATTAAAGAACCGGAGATAAAATGGAAAAATTAGATGATTTTACAACAATGAAACCATGGGGCCACGAGATTCGTTTCGCTGTTAATGATAAGTATCTTGGAAAGATCCTCTACATTAAAAAAGGATGTAGACTTTCAAGACAGTACCATGAACATAAAGACGAGACAATTTTCGTTCAACATGGCACACTGGTACTAGAGCTAGGTGATCCCTCTGTGAAGAGTTTTGAGCGAAAAACTCTTGGATATGGTGAAAGATTTCGTATACTTCCGGGTGTGATCCATCGTTTCTGTGCTCCTGATGACGCACCTGTTACACTTATCGAAGTCTCAACGCCTGAAATCGATGATGTTGTGAGGCTTGAAGACGATTATAAAAGAGCATAGTTGTCTCCTTTGCTTGCCCTTCCCTCTATTTACTATAGGGGGGAGGGTTTTTTATTATGTTATTGAATTTAATTTTGGCTTGCACTTTAGGGTACAACCATGATGATGAGGGGACTTCATTGTCTTTTGAACAAACAGCGGCTGCTCATTATTTTTATTATGACAAGCCAATTGAATCCTCTGTTAGAATTAGATGCTTCAATGGAGAAGAAGAAACTGGTCATGCTTCTGGAAACTATTTTAAGTTGGGACAAAACCGGTTTGTAATAACAGCTGCTCATGTTGTAGTCGATGGCGGAACTTTCTATATTGAAGATTACAAAGATAAAGTTGAACTTGAAGTTATTTGGATTGATGTTGGTACTGATATCGCATTCGCGGTCCCAAAGAAAAAACTAAAAAGCGCAAAAGCCGTTAACTACAGAACCAATAAAGAGTTAAATATAATAGGAAAAACCATGGTGTATGCTGGCTATCCTGCTGATCTTAATAAATCGATATTTCATGGAACAGTTTCAACAGAAGATAGGTATTCTTTCATGATGCAATCGTTTGCATTACCGGGAGCATCCGGCTCTGTTGTTTTTGATAACAAAGGTTTGGTTGTTGGTGTGTTAAGCGCTATCAAAGTTGGATATCATGGATTAGGTCCGTGGCCACAAGTGCACGGCTCTCTCGTCTTTGTTAACAGATTGAATTTTTATGACAAATATATGATAGAGGAGTTACTGGTGAAGTGGAAAAGCTCAAGGTAGGTACTCTAATCGAAGACATGGGGAAGCTCGGAATCATCGCTAAGGTTATAACTAGCGGTACCCTTAAAACGGATAATGAAATCATCAAGTGGAGAAACAACTACGAGATATTTTATTCAGATGGAACGATAGCTATACTCGGAGAAACAACTCTTCATAGATTAATAGCAAGAGGAGATATAAAGATATTATGATCTTCTACCCTGCTACTACCCTACTACCCCCCTCCCCCCTTCACTACTCTACTGGTGGGGGCCTACCCCCCTCCCACGGGGGTGTCCATGTATGAATGTAGAGGATGTAATTTTGCCAACTAATAAGAACGACTTAACTAAACTGTATGTTCATATCAATCAAAAAATTAATGAAATATGGAAAGAATATGTTATCCATACAAATCTAAAATACGTACCTGAAACGACTAAGATATTTGCTATCATATTTTGTGAGATGGATTTCTATGAATCTTTATTAGCCAGAATAAGAGTCCATCTAGATGAAGATGATATGATGGAAATGAGGAGACACGATGCTATTTGGGACTGGTGAGCTCGTTTGGTTTGAAGATCTCAATGGAAAAACATATCTTTCTGTTGTACTCGCTGATGGTGTCTGTGGCTATGGTGGAGACACGAGAATAATTTACGTTATTTACTCAATCGCTAATCGATCCACTTGGCTGGCCTATGAGTCTGAGCTGACTCTGGCCGAAAACTTTACATAACTTTTTTCAGTTTTATCTAACTTACATAAAATATAACAAGTTTGTTAAAATGTGTCAAGCTTTTTATGTAACTTTCTTAAAATATTTCGCTTTGCAAGAAGTGTGCCAAAAATGATTTACATAACTCAGAACACAAAACCTACAATAAATAGTCTGTAAACTCACTTTTCTGCTGTTGCAATAATCGTGCCAAAAAATATTTACATAACTTTGTGTCATTTTTATGTAAGTTGGATAAAATATAACAAGTTTGTTAAAATGACCTTGCAATAATCGTGCCAAAAATGATTTACATAACTCAGACACCGAAAACAGCTCTCCAAGCCTCCAATAGCCGTTTCACTCAACTTTGTCAAGAAGTTACATAAAAATATAACAAACTTCATATATTTTAACAAACTTCATAAACTTTTTTAACAAACGGACAAAAAATGACCTTTACAAGTCCGACCAACATGTTATATTATATAGGTAATCACGAAACATGGAGGTCTTATGGAGATAGGTGATCTTGTAAAAAACATCCACAACAACAAAGTTGGGATAATCATGGGATATGTAAAGACACATAGATGTGTCGGCACAATGTATGGTGTATTCATAGATGGAAAGATGTATGCACAGCACGAAACAGACTTGGAGGTCTTATGATAAAGGTAGGCGATCTTGTGCGATTGTTAAGCACACGCTATGGCGAACTATTCGTAGTAACAGAACTTGGTGATGAATGGGCGCACCTTTATTCCTTAAACAAGCAAG